AAATACTCCAGAGAGCGATAGTATTATTTTAATAATTAGTTCAAGCATTTAATGTTTTTCTTTGGTATCTTTTAGCACAATTGCTATTACAGTAATTAGCATCGCTTCTTTTTGCAAAGAATATGTTATTACATTCAATACAATTTTTAGAGTGCTTCTTGTTTGTAATTATATATAAAATAATTGCAGAAGCTAGAGAATTACATTTATACGATATATTTTTTAAATGAAAGTCATCAAAGTAAATATGAGTATCTTCTATTAGATAACTGTTCATAACTTCTATTTTATCAATTTCTTTGTTTTGTATGATGTTTTTTAAATCAATTGCAAAAGTTTTCCATCTAACAATATGTTCTTTTTCATAATTAAAAAAACCATGAGAACTTTTAACATATTTATTTATATTCAAAAAGCCAAATTCATTAACCATATCTAAACAATAAACACTCCAATCTTCTGCGTTAGTTGGTAGATCTTTTTTATCTATCTTTTGTATTATGGATTCTAAGGAAACGGCAAAAGGCTCAAACTTAAAAACAGAAGATTTATATTTGTGTGATGATTTTATATATTCACCGTCAAGAACATATTTATGAGGTTTGTATTGCAAATATTGGTCTTGTATTGGTTTCATGGTTTATACATTTCTTGTTGTTGTTTTGCTTTGAAGTTTATTATTTGTTAATAATTCTTGAACATGGTTATTAATATCATCTATTGATGGATAGCCTGTCATTTCAAATTCAATTGTTACTTGGGTTATTTGTTTCTTGTCGCGCTTCTTAAAAATACTATCCCAATTATTTCGTATCTTGTTTATATCTTCTATGCGCCTTCCTGATCCTTTACCCATTAGACCAGATCTCCAATTGTTTGCTCGTAAAAAATACTTTCCGCTATGTATTCTAGTATTTCGTCTCGGTCATCGTCTGGGTGCAAGCCGTACATAAAACAAATATCTCTTATATCATTTTCTAATAAACCTTTTCTATCTTGCTCTAATACATAGCTTTGTATGTTTTCTAGTTCTTGCTCGTTGTGTTGCTCGGTGTAGTGATTGCTCATATTGGCTGCCTAAATAAATGAAACAATGCTTTTAACTTTTCATCGGTTAAGTGTCTAAGGTGTTTGGGAATATTGTTTCTGTCCATTCTAAGCCTCTACTTTGCCATCTTTTGTTATGTAGGCTATGTGGATATCGTTTTCATCACGAAGCAAATAACCGCCCTCTCCTGTTGCCTTAGAGTATGTCTTGGAAATGTAGGGTAATTCTCCGCCAAATCCTCTGTCTCTAAAGTGAGCTGAATATTTACAAAAAGCTATGTTAAATGTCATGTTATTGGTCATTGGTTATTTACTCCTTTTTCTATATGCTGATTGTTTACAAGCATCTGAACAATATTTTTTCTCTCGCCCCTTGCCTGTTGGTTGTATTATTTTTATATTGCAATTCTTACAATTTAGATATCTTTCTGATGGCGTAAACTTGGTAATTTCTACATCAAGCAAGTCTTTAACATCTAAAATATCATGTTTAATTGCATATTTAATAAGTCCGTACGCTCTTTTATAAGCGTCATCTTTGTCGCTTCCCTCTACAGTAGACGAATCTTGCCAATTAAGTTTTACTTTATAATCGTATTGGTATTTCATTGGTTATTTACTCCGTCATAAATATATTTAATTGAAACATCTACCTGTTGCTCATCTTCAAAAGAGTATATTTCTTTAACTGCTTTTAAAAGATTGTCTTTTGCCTTATGAAACGCTTTGTTTTTGGTTTCATCAATCGGTGCATAAAATTGTATGTCCGCATGAGTTATCTGTTTAACATCGTTCGGAAATATTCCGTCTGTTGTTGCTTTTATCTCTACTTTAATTAAATAGTCTGTATTCATATCCCCATTCTCCTCGCTCTCGCTAGTTTGTTGTTATGTTCTTTAACCATGTTTATATCTGGTTGTATATCTTCTAAGATTATCTTTTTAACCTCGCTAACTGTTAGGCCGTTTAGATCTTTAGTTATTATCTGGATATCCCTTGATTTAGGAATCCACGTTTTATGGTATTGTTTGTCCTGGCAATCTAAGTTATAGCACCAATCAATGATGCTGCCGTTTATGTTTATTGAAAAAATCATTGATCTTTATCCTTGATTATTAGCGCGACTGCATAAAGACAGAGAGCCATAAAAATTAATATTAGTATTAGTTGTGGGTCCATTAGTCTTGCTCCTTATGTTTATTAATTTCTTTATTCCAATATTTATTTCTTTCTTGTTTATTTACAAACCACCAGCTACCAGCACTTGGATATGAGTCATCTACATATCTGTATACAATCTCATAAATATCTTTGCCTTGCATTTGTTTGTATAGCTTTTTGGGTATACCTTTACATTCAAGTAAATAATCTAAATCAACATCACCTGTATTTTTAGCTTTCATCATGTAAGCATCACTAATACCATCAAGACTTTTTAAAAAAACTTCTTTACTCATTGTCTTGTTCCTTTAAATTACCTTCAATATCAATTTCTGCATCATCACCGTAATTGGTCCATAAATAGGTTGCAGTAATTCCATTATCTGTCTCTGCATGTCCTTCTTTTCTTATATCAGGCAAACAAATTGCGTCTTGCACTTCGTCATAAGTTAGTTTTCTTTCGGAAACTATCTCAAATTTCCTTACATCAATAGATTGTTCTGCTACTTCGTATATGTATTTTTTACTCATCATTTCCCCCTTTGTGTTGGTTTACCATTTGGAAAGGTTAACGCCTCGCTAAACGCTTGCCAGTCCTCGGCTGTCATAATTTGCTCTACTTTGTGAATAGGCGTATTGTCTTTTAGTCCGTACTTCTTGCGAAGCTGTCCGATAATGCTTTTGTATTTAGATCGAGTTTCGTTGCTCATTGTTGTACCTCTTTTAATAGTTCGTTATTGTTGTGATATTCCGCGTAATCTTTAGGCGGATAAACAAAACAATTTAATTCTTTAGAATATAAATACCCTATCTCAGATGATGCTTGTTTGAATTGGGTTGGATAATCTAAATATAAAGAATAAATTTCCTCTATAAAATTATTAGCCATTACAGTTTTTATGTACTTAACCATATCAACAGTTTTTGTTTTATGGTCATAATAATTGAAATCCCTGTTATATAATAATGTCATTACGCCACCTTTTGAGATAATGAATCATTAAAGCCAACAACATAGCCCAATAGTTCTTGCTTGTTGTTGAATCTTTTAATATCTGATTCAGCTGTAGAATGTAGCCTAATGGTTATATTATGAGTATCAAAATAAAGGCTTTCTATATCACTTGGTTTGTATTGATTAAAGCCATTTTCTAAGATGTGTTGAGTAAATTTCCAACATTGATTAGCATAATAATATTTATCATATCCAGCAAGACGCATATAAATATTTTCTTTATTTCTTTTAAATTCGGTTTCTTTTTCTTTGCGAAACCTTATGGTTAATTGTTCTAATGTTTCATTTGTATCTGTCATATTACTTCTCCAAAGTATGTAAGCGTTATTGCTTGCACCCAAAAACCCCACATATAGCGGGGTTGTTTGGTTTGGGTTGGGGTTAGTTCATGGCCTTAAAATAACTACTCATTGTCTCACCCTTTATTATTTGCAAACTCTTTGCATAAAGCATATTGCATTTTATTAGCTAAGTTATACAACTCGTCTTCTTTTGGTTGCATCCAATGGTCATCACTACCATCACCATCACCGCAAAACACTTTTATTTTATCTGGGTTTTGAAAATTACCATTACTTTCAGACCTCCATAATAATTCATTTAATAAAGACAGTTCCGTTTGGTTTAAATTTAATTTTGTCATAGTTTACTTCTCCAAAGTATCAAAGCTTAATTGCCTTGTAATACCCATTATATATATTTACACCCAATAAGCAACACTTTATATACATAAATGTGTAATTAATTACCTAAAAGGCATAAATAAAAGGTTTATAAGCTATAATTAATCGGAATATGGAAGTAAAAACACCAAAAAAAAGAGGGCGTAAACCTGTAGTCATTGACTATGAAAGGGTTGAATATCTGGCATCTCTAAACATGGGAATTATGGATATTTGTCGCAGTCTTGGTATTGGTTGGGATACATTCAATAAACATAGAAACAAAAAAAATTCGGAATTAAAGGAAAGATTAGACAAAGGAAAAGCAAAAGGACTTCAACTAGCAACAACAAAGCTAATGGAAAAAATACAAGAAGGCGAGTTCAACGCAATCCAGTTTTATCTAAAATCAGCGGACCGCGAAACATGGGCGGAAAAGCAAACAGTAGAACATAATCTAAACCTGGCAGGGATCCTCGACAGCGCGCGCGAAAGGGTTAAAGTAATCGATCACAATCCAACGCGCCTGCCCAAGCGCGCGCAAAAGCTGAGCAAAAATGCACAAGCGAGCGAGGGCGAGGGCGCTAATGAATAAATATAGGGTGGGGCGAGTGCGAGCAGTAGTTTTTACACTCCCTTTTTAACTAATGCAATTACTCTCTCAAGATATCGCATTTGACCCCCCCTTTCGTTGCGTGGCGGTGGTGATATATGTATAACTACTCAACTAAAATTTTTTAATTTTTTTTTAATATGAAATACGGCGTAAAACTAGAAAAGGAATTGATGACCGAACTATGGTCAGGACCAATTAAAGACAACCCAGTAAACTTTGTTAAGTATGTATTCCCATGGGGACAGAAAGACACCCCCCTTGAAGATTTCAAAGGACCAAGAAAGTGGCAGGAAAAAATTTTACGAGAAATGGCAATACACATTGAGCGAAACAATGTATTAGATCTACCAGAGATGTTTAGACTAGCCGTAGCATCAGGTCGTGGTATTGGTAAGTCCGCACTTGTCGCATGGATCATAATATGGATGTTATCTACTAGACTTGGTTCTACCATAATCGTAACCGCTAACACCGAGCAACAGCTTCGTTCAAGAACATGGGCTGAACTTGGTAAGTGGCTAACACTATCTATTAACTCTCATTGGTTTACCAAGACAGCTACCACAATTAAACCAGCACAATGGTTTGAAGATGCGCTAATAAACGACCTCAAGATTGACACTGGTTATTATTACGCGCAGGCACAGTTATGGAGTGAGGAAAACCCAGATGCGTTTGCAGGCATCCATTCATCTTACGGCGTATGCTTGATAATGGATGAAGCATCAGGTATTCCTTCTCCTATTTACTCGGTCAGCGAAGGGTTCTTCTCCGAACCCACGCGCGACCGCTATTGGTTTACTTTCTCCAACCCACGCCGAAACACTGGGCCATTCTACGACAGCTTTAACTCTAAGCAATCATTCTGGAAGAACGAGCAGATAGACTCGCGCACGGTCGAAGGCACCGACCAAAAGCTCTTTCAAACGATGATTGAGCAGTACGGCGAAGATTCCACAGTCGCGCGCGTGGAGGTGATGGGCGAGTTTCCATCCGCAGACGATGATACTGTCATACCAATGAACTTGG